ATCGTAAAGGAGGTAGTNCACCTTTCCGCCTCGCCGGGGCACCTCAAACCGCAGGGCGCAGACCCCGCAGGTGTAGACAGAGACTTTGGCGCCGCGGATGTCGTAGAGCTCGACGCCGTTTGCGAGAGCGTCGGCGATATACTGGACGATCTCCTTGCCGTGTTCCTCGTTGTCGCAGGAGCACAGCACCACCGAACCCACAAAGTCGTTCTCGCTGCGGGCGACCACCGCATAGCCTGTGTAGTCGTCCACGCTGACGGCATAGAAGCGATCGAGGTTGATTAATTGACCGTTTTCCGCCAACACCCACATCGCTTATCTCCCTCCTCCCGCCGGCGCGGTGGTCTTGTGCGCCTCCGCTTCGTGGGCCGCTGATAGAAGCGCCCATGCTGCCTGTCGAGCTTGCTCTGGTGTGAATGCAACGTAGGCGTTTTCGCCCACCTGCAACTTGACGTATGCGTCATGCCCGTGCTGACGCCCGTACTCCGTCGGCATTACCACCCTCGCCGTGATCGGCGTCGCCTCGTCCCAGTGAGCGTAGATCGCCACGCTCGTATCGACTCGCATCNNTCCTCACCTNCCCGCTCTCGCTTTGATCCTCCGCATCACNTGGTACCGGGCCCCGCCGGAGTTGCACCGGCGTTTCGCGTCTCGCGGGCCCATGTGCGGCCGGCTCGGGGATACCGGCCGCAGTCCTTCGGGGTTTGTAGGGTTGGGGTGTTGTGCTTGCGGCGTTTACGCCCGCCGCCGGCGGCCGCGGTTGGTGTCGCGGTCGCGGCCCCGCTTGTGACTGCCNGCTTGCCGTGCTAGGCAGCTCCCGGACTGTATGAGAGGGACCGCATGCCACCTCCTTTCTTTGTGGTTTGTGAGCCCCGGCTGTGTCTTCCCCTCGCATGTCCATAGGTGGCACGTGACAGCGTGGTGATGATGTAGTGCCGGGGTTTATTCCCTCAGAATATCTGCTCCTGAGTCGCCGCTTCGGTGGTCTCCGGCGTGATGTCGATTTCGTCCACCGGCGGCTCGATGATGCGCTCCTCGTCCATGCCCTCGTAGTCGGGCGTGACGTTGATCATGCCGCGCTCGTCCACGTCGTGAACGATGGTGCCGTCTCGCTCCTCTACCCTCCGCATGATCTCGACGGAGATCGGCAGCCACTTCCAGGCGGCACGAACAACCGTCTTCTTAGCCATCTCCTCGTAATCGGTCACCCACGGACCGTTGTTGGCCGCCCTCGAGCGCTTGCGATGCGCCTCGATCTCGGCCTTGGGCATGTAGTGGATCTGGTAGCCGCCGTCCACGAACTCGGCTACCATGTACGCGCCGCGGAACTCGCCGGGCTCATGGAAAATCTGGTCCTCTCGCATGTGCCAGGGAATGTGCTCCAGCGTCTCGTTTAGGCCGTAGGTGAGCTTGAAGTAGTCGTTTGTGTACACGCACCGAGCCCGGATCGACTTGATGTTGCCGCTCCGGCGGGCAAGGTCGATCATGCCCCGGTAGCCGATGACGAAGGTTGCCTCTTTTCCGTAGGGAACGATGTAGCAGTGGCCCAGAATCCCAGGCTCAAGGCCAAGCTGGGCAGCCTGCATGACGGCCCCAAGGAGCGACGGCACCGAACATTCGAGCAGTTTGGGATTCGTGCGGATCGTCGTCAGGGCGATGCGTGCCATTCGGTCCGGTGTGATGTGCTTGGGCAACGCCATCGCCAACTGGGGCTTCATCTTCTCGAGATACTGTCGGATCTGGTCCTCCGGCCGCACCGCCGGCTTACCATTACCACCGTTTTGCGCCTTCTGAGCCAGTTGCGTCTTGAGGTTGCTCATCATCCAAGCCTCCTCACTTCAAAGCGACGATAGCTCGATTCCGCCACATACTGCTCATAGATGTCGGGGTGGTCTGCTCGCAGCGTTTTCGTGTCTAGCCGACGCTGCGTGACCGTCTTCCAGATCACCAACCGATCTCCGGCGTATCCACTCTCGTAGTCGCCGAGCATCGCCTTGAGCCGTGCCTCCGCCTCCTCGCGACGCTGACGTGCGGCGGCCTCAGCCTCCTTGGCGGCGTCGTACTCCGCCAGGATCGTGAGAGCGTCCGGCGGGAGGTCGATGGTCTGTCCGTTGGAAATGGGATGCATTGCCTCGACCGTATCCAGGTCGGTCGCCTCCGGCGCCGGCGGCACCCGAGGGATCACGTGCTCCTCCCAGAACCGCCTGCCGATCTCGTGCAGGTAGCCGATGATCTCGTCGTCTCGGGTGATCTCAAACTCCCGNTACTCGTTTCCTCCGATCAGCACCGCCACGACCGCCGTGGGGTAGCCGGTGATGCCCAAGTACCACTGCACCTGGCACATGACGTGATCCGGCACGTCATCACGCCAGCGACCGCCCTGCCAAGCGGAAGCGGTCTTGCACTCCAGAATCGCCGGTGGATCGCCCTTTCGGCGAATTTCCCGGTCGATGTTGCCCAGGAAGTAGGGAACCTCGGGATGCTGGAGGACGGCGTTGATGCGCCGCACCCGAACCTCGGGGTGACGACGGGCGTACTCCTGGGCGACCACTTCCTCAAGGACGGTGCCCCAGTACATGGCTTCCGTCTCTTCCTTCTCAGGGAGCTCNCCGGTCTTTCGCAGGTAGACAGAGAGCGCCGTCTCCCACGGATTGACGCCGGCGATGGCGGCGATGTCGCTGCCGCCGATTCCCTGGTTGCGAAGGCGAAGCCACTCCTCGCGGGGCATGTCCACGGTAGATGCAAGACGAACAGCGGTCATGATGCCTCACCCCTCCTTGCCCCCCACCGCCATTGCGTGGTACAATGGTGGTGAGGGGCTTGTCGTTTTTTACCCTTCATCGCCTAGGCCACCGACTTTCCGGTGGCCTTTTTGACCGCCCTTTTCAGCGCGACGATCACCCTGCGGGCGGTGTCCGGGTCCATCTGGACCACCGTATCGCCCAGGAAGAGGATGACGTTTCTGCCACCGGTGATTTCGTAGGTCATGCCCCAAGCGCCGATCTTGTCCGACTCGCTGACGAACACGTGAACCTTCACGCCTCTCACCCCCTCGCTGTAACCTGGGATTTCCTCGTGGCGAGGCGCAGCTGGTACCAATCGGCCCGCCGGCCTCGCTCGAGCTCCTCCATCACGATGAGAGCCTCGTCGAGCGCCTTTACCTGNGCCANNTGCANTTGTTTCTCGTAAANGTAGTCGGCGTTGGCCGCCAGGCGCTCGTGGTAGCGGATTTTGGCGATCATCCATCGTTCGAGCTGCCGCCACCGCCACACCATCCAGAGCAGGCTTCCGAACATCATGGCGATGGCGACGAAAAGACCGACGAACCCAACCCAATCGATCATCCTGCCTTCGCCTCCCAATCTGGCTCGTCCCAATACAAAAGGTCCCACATGTGCAACGTCACGGCGTTCCTGGCGGCGCTCCCAGGGGAGGCGTCCTCCCAAAGCGCCTCCCGGCAGTACCGCTCCAGTTGCTCGACCACGGCTTCCGGCTGAAACTCCAGCGGCTTGTATCCACGGCGCTTGAGCTCCTCGTCGAGAAACTCGGCGAGGATTTGGTTTGCGTCCTCCGGCACCCGTTTCACTTTCCGCACCTCCTTACGCCACGTTGAGTCTCAAGGGCAATGCCTTCAGCCGCTTCTTGGCCGGCTTCTTTTTCTCGAGGGTCACGACCACCGTCCCACGTGGTCCGTGGAGACGGATCGGCCGGCGAAGCCTCGCGGCCATGTGGTAGGTCGTCTCCAAGCTGGGGAGTACGCCGCGATAGAGATAACCCCGCAGGGTTTCGTAGGCGATGTGGAGAACGTCGGCCGCCTCACGGACGGTCATCCCAGACTCCCGGATCGCCTCACGAACCTCCATCACGACCCTACCGTCTCGATCCATCCGCTCCGCTCACCTCCGCTGTGTTTGTGTCAGATTGACCTTCTTTTGCCAGTGAATGGAATTCGTTACGCTGTTGTTGGGCGATACTCTTTGGCCTCGGGGGGCATCGCTCGACGCCGCCCCCTCCTCCTCCCCCGGCTGGGGAAATCGATCTCGTTCAGGTCCATGCCGAGGAGGGAGGCGATCATCTTGCCCTGGCTTACGTCGGGCGAAGCAATGCCCCGTTCCCATGCGGACACGGCTTGCCGCGTGACGCCCAGAGGAGCGGCCAAATCTTCTTGCGTCAGTCCCGCCCTCCTGCGAGCGTCGGCTAAGGGTATTGCCACTTCGATTCCCTCCCTACGGCTATATTTTGTTGCGCCTCCATAATAGCAAAATAGTATGGCGCTCGTCAATAGCATTTTGCATTGCCACGCAAAAGAATGTTACCTATCCTAAGCCTATGGGGAATCCGATCCGTGGGGGGGAAGTGGTGGGAGACGAGAGGGTGACATTCGGAGAGAGGCTGAAGGCGGCCCGAGAGACTGCGGGCCTGAGTCAAGCCGAGGTTGCCAGAAAGCTCGGTATAACCCGACAGGCAGTTGGGCAATGGGAAGCCGGCGTAGCGACGCCGAATCCAGAGACCTTGGCGATGTTGGCCGACATGTATGGAACGACCGTTGATGCTCTGCTCGGGCGGTCAGTGCCGGTTGATGCGAGACGCCGGTCGTCCAATCCGCCGCCCGGGTGGAATCTCCTCACCGACGAGGAAAAGCGGCACATAGAAGAGGAAACGGCGGCGTTTGAGGCGTTCTTGGTGCAAAGAACCCTCCGGTCCCGTCGCAAGGGACATAAGCGCTGAAGGAAGGGCTCCTATATCAAAGACAGGTACAGGTCCACCGCCTCCCGCAGGAAATCGCTCCTGGTCGTTCCTGGGTGTCTCCTCACGAGCTCGTCCAGTCGTTCAATCTGGTCTTCCCGCAAGAAGTGCTGCGTCCGCTTCATCACCTTCCGAGGTTCAGGAAGACGCACGGCCACCTGTCGCGGTGTGTACACCGCTTCGGCATCATCTCCTGGAGCCTCCCGCGGTGTATGCCCCGGTGTCGGTGCATCACCCGCCGCCTGTTTCTGTGCAGCGCGCCGCGCATGAGCCTTCGCACGTAGCGCCTTCAACCGTTCGTCCGCTACTCCAGCCATCGGGCGGCAACCTCCTTCGCAAGCTCACGGTAGGCGACAGCGCCCTGTGAATCTCCATCGAGAATCGCCGCATTGGCCGTCTCCGCAAACTCGACCAACCGCACGTCGCGGGGGATCGTGGTCTCAAACACCACATCGGAGAACACGTCCTTTACGGCCGCAAGGACTCGCTTGTCCACGTTGCGTCGCTGGTCGTACATGGTGAGGACGACACCGCCGACCTCGCACTTGGGGTTGAGTTCGTAATTGCGGACGTCCTCGATGGTGTGCAAGAGCAGGGTAATGCCGTCGAGCGCCAGAGGCTCCGACTGGATCGGAACGAGGATGGTGTCGCACGCGGCCAAGACATTGTAGGTGAACACCCCGAGGGAGGGGGGAGAGTCGAGGAAGATCACGTCAAACTTGGGCAGGTAGGGGCGCAGGAGGCGGGCCAGGACTCGCTCACGGTCTATTTTCTGATGGAGCGAGCGTTCCACGGCCGCAAGGGATATGTGGCTTGGGGCGAGGGTGACTCCCGGAGCCACTTTGACGAAGATGTCATCGAAGGAGACGAGCTCCTCAATGGCGTCGAACATGTTGCAAGCGTCTCCGACGACATCGGCCGTCAACCCCAACGCCGTCGTGCAGTTGGCCTGCGGGTCCATGTCGACGACCAGCACACGCTTTCCCATCTTGCCAAGGTTGAGGGCGAGGGCGGCCGTCGTGGTTGTCTTGCCGACACCCCCTTTTTGGTTGCACACCGCTATGATCATGCCATCACTCCTTGTGGATATTGTCGTTTGAGGATTCCCCACGTCACCTTCACAAGGTCGGGGAGAAGGTAGCCTGATTCGTAGGCGATCTTTAGCGCCGTCCACGCCTCGACCACGCCAAAGCGTCTAGCTGCGCTTCTTAAGAAGCCGCGCTGTGTGTCGTCGATGCCCATGACCTTCGCGGTTTTCATGAGACCGTCCAGAAGCCGTTTTTCTTTTTCAAAATCGATGGATGGATGCGCGGAGCGCTTATTATCCATTCTCGTATTATTTTTAACGCGACCTACTCCCGCGGAAACACGGCCAAAACGCCCTTGTGATCGGAGTTTCTGGGCCCGCGCCACCTGTTCAATTTTCATTTTTGCGCGTCGGAAGGTAGAGGCTCGACGGTAGATCACATCCGTTCGGACGAAATACGCGCAGAGGAGACCTCCCCTGGGTCGGGAGACATAGGTCCGGATAATGTGACCCTGCTTCACAAGCCGGTTTATGGAGCGTCTCACGCTGGATTCGCTGCAACCAAGGTACGCGGCGACCGTCTTGTGTTTGATGACGATGGAACCGCCGATTCTCTGCAGTCTTTGGAAGTACCTCATCACGTCCACGTCGCGGCGATGGCTCAAAAAAACCTCTCGCAATGTTAAAAACTCCTTCCGTTTCCGGCAGGAGTCGCCGCGATGTGGTATAATAACTACAGTCAAGGACACCCACGTTTGTGGCGGCGACTCTTATCAGGGTTGTTGCTCCACATCGTGGCGACTGAGAGGCGAACGGGCGACGTCCAGGTCACAAGCCGTTGCCTCTCAACCGGTTTTTTGGGGGCCGCCCTTAATGGGCGGCTTTTCCATTGTGAGACCTTTTTCAACCTTGCCTCGGACCAATCCTTCTCGCGCGCCAAAAAACGCCTTCGGGCCTCAATTCCTGGAAATGGATATTACCGGGAATTACCGCAGAAACAAAAAAGGCGGCCGGGAACCGCTCCACGGCCGCCTTTCCCTCACAACCCCCACCGCCAAGCGAAGAGAGCGTAGGCAATCTTTTCTGTCCTTTGGTCTTCGTCAGGGATTTTGAAGCGCAAGCCCAAGGTCGCTGATAGGTCTTTCGTTCCGCTGAAGTGGTGGGTAATTCCTACGTCATGCGACCGCCATTTCCTGCCGGGCTCCCACGCCAGGTCGTGAACGTAGGTGACGTTCCACGCCGGAGCTAGGGCCCAATCCACGATAATGCTGGTCATGCCGGCGAGCTTCCCAGGTCCCGCCTCAATGAGCACGATGTGTGTCCCGGTAAGCCCGCGGGAATCGCCGGCCGCGGCCATGCCGCCGGCGAGCACCACCACCGCCAGGGCGAGAATCCACCCCTTAAGGCGTCGCAAAAGCTTTCGCCATGCGCTCAAGCTATCGCCTCCTGCGATGAACGTGTAGGAGAGCGTCCACGTGAATGCCGTGAGCGCGCCCCTCGACGAATGGCTTGAGGAAGTTCAAAAAGGCCGGGTGTTCCGCACGGAACCCCAGCCGGATCAGTTTCCCAGGACCGTTTCCGCGTCCTTGGGCTGCCACGAGCCGGTCAGGTTCTTGAACCTCACCCAAAGCTCAATCGCGGCATCGGCGACGGCCATGATTTTCTCTTTGGGCAGCCACCCAAGGAAGTCGTCAGCTAGATCGACGAGAATTTCGATACCGCGCAACACGGCCTCTTTCTTTTGCTCTCCGTGTTTGGGTACCTCGAAAAGCTCGACGAGTTCCCTGACGGCCATAAGGACGGCGAGAAAAGCGGCGACGTAGTTTTTGATCCGTTCCAACATCCACTTCACCCCCTTTCATAAAAAACCGGCGCCGGCCTTTTATCCGACGCCAGTTTCCGTTCCAGTAAATCTCCCGGTCATTCGATCCGCACCGCGGACATGTGTCAAGCACGCCCTCGGGAGACCATGACCACCACCACCTCTTTTTGCACCTATGACAACGCACCCGGTGCAAGCGGGCATTCCTCCTTTGGCAAGATTCGATTCACGTAGTTGATGGTTTCCACGGCGTGTTTGCCGGTCACAAGCGATAGAAAGCGGCTCGCATAGTCCCACGTTTGCCAGGGTCCCGGTGGGCTGCCGGCCTTGCGCCACGCCTCGTAGGAAGCCGGGTGTCCCCAAGCATCCCTAGCCACCGCTAGGCATTTGTTGATGTTCCCGATCCCGGCGTTGTAAGCGGCGAGGGCGAACCGATATCTCTCATCAGGATCAGGGATTTCAGGGAAGCGGTCGTACAAGTAGCGCATATAACGGCATCCAGCTTTAATGCTTTCCTCGGCGTTGAAAGGATCGCCTTCGCCCCACTCCTTCCAGGTCGCATCCATAAACTGCATGAGTCCCTTCGCCCCTACTGGCGAAACGGCCCTCGGATTGAATCCAGACTCGGCTTCTACCTGCGCTTTCACCCGTCTCCAGTCCAGCCCATAGGTTTCTGCGTAGTACCTGATCAGGGAGTCGTAGCGATCCTGCGGTTTCATGGGCCCCCAACTCCGTTTAGCCGTTGAAACAAGGATTTGAGTTCCTTGAGTTCCCTCGTAAAGTCCCGGACGGCATCTCTCAACTCAACGAACCTGGGTTCTAGCCGGATGATCACGTAGATGGCGATGAACGTCGTAGCTCCCTTATCGAGGAGTCCGGACCAGTCCAGCTCCATGCCCCCACCCCCCGAGTCGATTTGTTCATATAAAAGCCGCCTCCGTTTTGGAGGCGGCATCCCGGCTATTGTTGTTGTAGTGTGATTGGCGGTTTGCCTAGGGCCCTGCGAGCCAGGTTGATCATGCGAAGGTTGATGTCTCTGAGCATTTGTTGCTTCTGTTCGACCGACAAGTCTCGGTTATCTATTACGCTTCGAGAGAGCCGGCGAAGCTGGGCAAGGTCGTCCCGTACTCGCCTCATGTAGCGAAGCCGGGCCTCGTTTACCTGGATGTCCACTGGCAGCCCCCTGCGGCGCAGTTCGCTTGCACTCCGGCTTAGCCGTTCAAGCGCTGCAAGTTCTTCGTAAAACTCATCGATGCTTGCAGAATCCTCGAATGGATCGCCGCCGAAGGGCCGTATGATCGGCGTAGGCCTCTCCACGCCGGCCAAGCGATCCAGGAAGCGAAGCGCATGTCTTGCAAGCCCCGCTCCGTACCCTGTAATGAGGTGCTCGATCTGGCGAGGAGACGTCCCGGTGTAACGACCAAGTGCTTTCGCAAACTCGGAGGTGTACGGTCCGTACTGAAGCGGCGGCAGCAGGTCCTGCTCCCCGCGGGGAACAATGGGTGTTCCCGAGAAGATTCGGCGGTTGGCGTACACTTCCACGATAGGTGTGATGGCGTCCGGAAGCCAGTCCACCGGGTTGGTCGGATCAATAGGCAACGTCGCTTCGAGGAATGTGTTGGCGAACTCATCGAAGGCTTCCGGATCGTTTTCCATGACCCATTGGAGTATTCGCTCGGGAAGCGTTCCGAAAATGACGCCAAGCTCGAAGGGCTTCGGCAGGAAGTGAATCTCATCTTCACCGAGGAAAACCCAGAAAAGATCACGCCTCCATTGGGGGAGTTCCCAATATCTTGGATCGTTTCGGTTCCTCAGATACAGAGCAACCGAGATGGTCGTGATGAAGGCGAACCCCCTGAGGGTGTACCCAATAGGGTCTCGCCGCCAGAGGCGAGCCACTTGGTCCGGACTCTGGATCGCTGCGTTGAAGAACGCTTTGATCTTGTTCGCTTCGCGGCCCCAGGTTCCGGCTCGCTGAAAGTCGACGGAGATTTCCCGGGAAGCATAGGCCGCCCGGCGAATCCCTTCTTCCGTCTCCCCTTCGGCGCGCAGACCTGCTCGAAACTGGGCAAGCCGTGTGCTCTCCTCGAGGACGCTGCTGATAAACTCTAGCGCCGTAAGAGGCGAGCGAATGACCTGAAGCGCTCTTTCTCCGGCCGTGTACTGGCCCAGCATCTTGCGAAGGTCTTTCTCCAGGTAGTCCCGGTTGAGCGAGACCATGGTCGATTGTGCGCCGCCCGAGGCGATCCACTTGTCGTAGAGCTCATCTCCTTTCCCAATGTTTCCGCGTATTGCGCTCATCATGGCTCTTGCCGGGTCGATGAACGGCCAGAACCGGTACTTCCGGTTCATGAGGGCCGAAAACTGATCCCTGAACGGGTTCCTGGCCGAGAAGTCGAGGTTGATCGTAGCTCCCGCCCGCAGGAGTCGAGTCGGAAACGCGAGCAGTTGGAACAGGAAGTTGAACGACGGCTGATCCATGAATTGAAACGCCCGGTAAAGCTCGGGATGCAGCTTCAAAAACCGGGGTTTGCCGTCGACGTAAACCGTGAGGATGTTTTCTTGCTTCTCTTTCCATCGGGCGTGACGCACAGGGTTGAAGACAACGGCGACACGTTCAAGGTCGGCTTGGTCAAGGACTTCCGCGGGCACGCCCGCGTCGATCAAGTCCTTCCGAAGCCGCTCAAGCTCCACTTGGTTGGGTTGCATCGGCGTGGGGACTTCTTCAACGAGCCAACCAATGCCCTTTTTGTCCTTGACGAGATTGTAAAACGCCCTGGCCGCACGGTTTCGCTCGGCGACGTCAATCATGACGTAGGTGTTGCGAATGATCGAGTGCAGCGGGCTGTAAATGCTCCTGGTCGATCCACGGATGGCCTTGACGGGTTGAGGAAGGTCGCCCCACCGAAGCCGGCTTCCTGCCATGCCTCCGCTCACCGTCTCCTCGCCGAAATAGCGGTAGAAGGGAACATAGTACTCGTTCAGCCGCCGGAAGGCATCGGCCGTCTGCCGGCTGATGACACCGGCATCCACCAAGTGATCGATGAGTAGGTTCTGATAGCCTAGGAGCTGCCTTTGAGCCTGCACAAACTCAGGTCGCTCAAGCTCCTGAACCGCCGCTCGAGCATCTTCGAGGCTGACACCGGGGTTAATGCCCCTGTCCCAAAGCTCAACGGCCCTCTTCGCCACGAGATAAGCCTCAAAATCCTCGATGACATGAGCGACTGGACGAAGGATTTCTCGGTAGCTCGGCCCCACGTTCCTAAAGTCGGGCGATATCTGCGAGCGCGTCAAAAGCGCATGAGCCTTGCGGAAGCGTCCCCTGGCAAGGCGTCCCAAGATGTAGGGGTTTTGGGAAAGCCGAACGTCCCACTCGGAACGGATGTTTTCCTCCCCCAAGACGTACTTCATCACCAGCCAGATGGGATGCAGGTCGTCAACCCACGTGGTGTAGAAGCGCTGCAAAGGCGTGAGAAAGGGGACAGCTTTCGCTTCCTCCCGAACGATCATGGCCTTGACGGCCGCGGTTCCTGTTTGATTGAAGAGCTGCACAGACATGCGCTGGAGCTCTTTCACCCGGCGGCCAAGCTCTGGTTCCCGAGCCAAAAGCTCCTCAAAGTCCGCGTAATAGCTCGGCGCGGCCGCCTTCGCCGCGTCGGGTTGCGACAGGTACAGGTAGAAAAATTCGGCGTTGCCCTCCTCCCGCTGGAGCATTGGGTCGGCATTGGGATAAAGCGCCGCACCCAAAGGCTGTAGCTCAGGGTAGTTTTCGGGGTGGAGTGGGATCGTCTCCGACAGGAAATGCCCAAACTCGTGGGTGATGGCCCGGAAGTCTTCTGCCTGTCTAATGCGGGTGACGTGTGTCTTAAGGTTGAACTCGCCGCGGGCACCGCGCAAGCGCATTCTGCCAACACGGATGGGCATCATGAACTCGCGCTCGATGTAATCGATGACTTCCTTCCGGGTGACGATGCGCTCGGGCCTAGCTTGTGACTCCGGCGGCCGTTCGTGAGCTACCGGCTTGGGCGTTCCTGGTTCGTCGGCGGCGGGTTCTGCGGCGGCCGCCGGTAGGCCGAGGGCCTCTCTTGGGCGTCCAGGCTCCTGCGCCAGCGGTCGAGTCTCGCCTTCAGCCAGCGCACTTCTAACGGATTCACTTTCGAAAAGCGTAGTCTGTCCGGTCCTTGGCTCATAGCCCTCATTCACCTTCTCGATGGCAGCCTGAAGGACGTTTTGCGGCTGCGGAATTGGTCTGCTTTCAAAGAGAGTCTCCTGCCGCGGGTCTCCGAGCGCCTCCACAATATCTACGTAGGTGCGAAGAATGTCGGCGATCCGCTTTCGACTGCGTTTGTTGGCGTCAAAGACGGCGAGAAAGTCCCTAGCTAGGTCGCTGAGCTCATCGGGAAACATTTGCTGTTGCTGGAGATACACATCGACAGGAGTCCCCTGCGATCTAAGCTCCGAGAGCTTCCTCATGGCGGCCGCAATGTCGCGGGCGGGATCAAGGTCGAAAAGCTCCCCCCGCCGGATGCGGTCGCGAAGCTGGGCGATCCGAGGCGCGGCAATCAGCATGCCACCGGTGATGTTGCGGACGTTGCTGTCCGTACTCTCGGCGAGGATCGAAAGCGCGCCAGGGTCGCCGTAAGCCTTCGCGAAGACGGCGTTCCTGATTCGCGTGACGCCTTCCTGCGAGAGATTGCCTCGTTCGTCGATCACGCGGCCGCGGTCTGCCGGGCTCACGATTCCCTGAACGAATTGGGAGATGAACTCCCTATTTGCGGCCGTAACGATCTCGCCGTCCTCGCTCGGTTGGAAGAGAGACATCAGTCCCTCGCTCATGCGCTCGGCGTCGGCCATAGCCTGCTCGGTGGCGCTCATGGCGGCGACCGCACCCTCGTTAGCCTCGATGACGAACTGCCGGCGGTCTACGTCTGTGCGACGCACACGCACCAGAACCGGGGCCTCGGCCTGCCGGATCGCTTCAGGATCAAGACCAAAGCGCTCGGCATTCTCCAAGAGGAACTGACGGTATCGCTCGGCCGCCTCTGGGTTTTGCTCATACGCCCGTTTCAAAGCGATGGTCCTGGCGTTACCGGACTCGACAATCATATCCGGCCCGACAATGGGCGCTCCCTCGCTGGCTTTAGGGCTTTCTCCAAGGAACTCGGGCCGTAGCTGATTGACCATGCGGGTGATTTGAAGCTCACTTGCCGCCCTCGCCCGATCTCTGGGCTGAAGCTCCTGCGGGAACCTTGGGTCGGGCCGAAGGCGCGTGTCATGAGACGTGATCAGGTCGCGCGCCTCGACAATCGCCCACTCGGTTTCGACTTCGGTCCCCCGTTCGGTAGCGGCCGTAGACCGCCCACCCGTCGCCACAGGCTGCGCGACCGCCGCCGGTGTAGGAGGCAATTGGACCTGCGGCGCTTCAACGGTACGCTCTGGNGCCTCTGGTGAAGCCGTTTCGACGGGACGAATCCCCTCGGGGGGTTCCCGCCTCACCGCTCGGCGGCCGATCCGGAATATGGTGCCGCGCTCGTTCCTCACCGTGAGAAGGGAAGGGTCCCTTGTGTCCACGACCGTGAGTGCGTTGCCGCGAGGATCGTAGACGACCTCACCGGGTTGGACGTCGGTCAACCGTTCCCCGGCCCGTTCGATACGGCGCGGTGTAGGCCGCAATGTAGACGGAGGCGTCTCAGCCGGTGCCTCTACCTGCGGAGATGCCGCCTGACGCAAAACGGCGGCTTCTGAGGGCGGGGTTGCGGCCTCCATGGGTGATTGGACCTGCGGTTCTTCGGCGGCCTGTCCTGCGGCCTCTGGTGCGGTCGTTTCCGGCCGCGGCTGCACCGCGACGTACCGGGAGATGAAATTGAACCTGGCCGGACCGATCCCTTGGACCTGGCGCAACTGCTCTACGCTGGTGAAGCCGCCCAAGCGCTCGCGAAGCTCGATAATTCGTTGCGCCATGGTGCGGCCGATACCGGGAATCTGCGACAGCGCGGCAAGGTCGGCTTGGTTCAAGTCGATCAATTGCCGCACGGGTTCCGATTCGGAAGGAGGCGCAGGCGGCGGCACCGGTTCCGCGGGCGGTGCGGGTGGAGCAACCTGCTGTGCCGGCGGTGTAGGCGCGGGTGGAGGAGTCGCCTCCACTGGTTCTGCCTCGACCTCGATGACGTCGGGCTCGACGGACGGCCGGATCGGTTCGTCCACTGGTTCGATGGCCCGAAGGTGAACACGCACGCGGCTTCCATCGGCCGCTTGCGCCATGAGGAGATTCGGACCGGCGTTGTCGATGACAGTGAGGACGCGGCCCCGACGATCCCGAACCCTCTGGCCGGGCAAATACCCGCCCTGAAGCTGGCGAATGGGTCCGGGAAGCGCCTCATTGAGGCGCATGGCTTGCTCTTCGGCCTCGAAATAGTTGGCGACGGGAGCCTGCGTCACAAGCTCCTGGGTGTCTGTGTTTACAACCTCCCAACCTTCCCCACGGGTGCTTCGGATGACTTGGTATGGGCCGGGCAAAACCTCAAGCTGCCGTCCGGTAGGCTCCACCGGCTGAGTACGTTGCTCGAACTGCTCGCGGAAGCGCTCCAACACGTCGGGACGTGGTGCTTGCGCGGCTTGACGAGCGCGCTCCACCGCCTCCATGCGCCGCTGCCACCACTCAAGACGAGGATGGACTTGCATGGCAGGTTGCATCACTTGCGAACCCGTTCCAATCCGGCTGATGTCAACCCCCTGAGCTTCAAGCTGGCGCAGGAATTCGATCGCCGGATCGAGCCGATGTCCCGGCGCAGCCTCAGGAACGGTCGGCGGTGCCGCAGGCGATTCAGCCGGTGCGGCTTGGACAGACAGCGGCGTGATCTCGTGGGCCTGGATGATCTGCTCATACGCCCTCTGCGCCTGTTGGCGGCTCATGTTGAAGCGGTGCATCAAATCCTCGACCGTGACGTTCTCGGGAGCGCGGGCCCTGGCGTACTGCATCACTTGTTGTGCCATCCCAGGACTAATGCCTGGAACCATAGGACGCTCCGGGGTTACGTTCCGCATCTGACGCTGTGTTGCTCGCAGGAAAGCGAGATCGAATCTGATCGCCGCCTCAGCAGGCAAGAGAGTGCCAACTTCTCGCTGCCCCGCCTGGACGCCGAAGTGATAGGCCGAATTGATGTTCTCCCAATACCGCCGATATGCTGCCCGTACAGCGGCTTCGTCGCCGGCGGCGGCCGCTCTTTGAGCACGCTCCAACTCCTCGGCGACGCGCCGCATGTGCCGGATGAATTCCTGCTCGGGCGTCGGCGGCCGAAACGCAGCCATTGTGCCGTGGAGCAACGCCAAGGCCGCCGCATCTACGGCGAGATCACGGAGGAAATCCGGCACGCTCTCATGATCGCCAAACGGTGCCGCAGCCAGAGCACCCGCTGTGCCGGCGGCCGCACCGGTGAGCGCCGCTTCAGCAACAGCAGGAATTCCCGGGAACCGCGTGCGGAGGAACTGCTGCGTCAGCGGCCCGGCCGCCCCTGCCCCACCCATGAAGGCGATGTTTTGAAGCGCCTCTTGCAGGGTAGGCCTTGCTTCGGGAGGAGCGAAGGCCGCCTGCAATCCGGAGAGGGTCGCGCCGGCGGCCGCACCTCGCCCTGCGGCTTGCAAAGCAGTTGGCGTGATCTCAGCGAGACGTGCAAGCTGAGGGATGCGGCCGAGAGCTTGCAACCCTGCTCCCGCCGCTGTCTGCGCTACCGCAAACTGCCCTAGGCTTCCCACAAGCTGACCAAGAACGTCAGCCGCGACGTCGGCGGCAGGATAGCCCGTCGTGGCTTCCGGCGCTGGAGGTTGGAACAGAAGCGTCGGTCCTGCGACCTGTGCGCTCCTCTCGATGAATTGTCCCACCGGCGTCTGCATGAACGCACGGATCGGCCGAGTCAGAAATTCCGTCGCACCAGCAAGAAGAGGGTGCGCGGCCATCTGCTCAGGCGAAAGGCCCAACGAACCCATGCGCCGGACCCACTCGGCTTGCTGCTGCTGGATTCCAGCTAGTCGAGCCATTTCGTCCTGGATCGCCTGCTGGAAGCGCACCGTCTCCTGGGCCTGGCGCGCGGCCTCTCTTCGCCGTCGTTCCAGTTCTTCCTCAAGGCGCTTCTGGAAATCGACCGCCACGACGATTCCTCCTTACGAACCGCGAAGCTGTTCAATGGCGACTTGGATCGGATCGATGTTCCAAGGCGGCGTCCAGTTGGGAACCGGGGACAGATTCGTTTGTGCCCACGTCATGAGCTCTCGCCATCCATCTTCTCCGATGGCGTTCACGATCTGTTGACGGTTCTGCATGAGCGTTCCAATCGTCCAAATCGAGGAGGCGCCCATCTGCGAGAGCGTGGCTTTGATCGCCTCTACCGCCGCGCGGCGTCTGTCGGCCGTAGGCTCCGCCTCTCTCTGTTCCGTCGTTGGAGCCGGCGCAGGAGCCCCGGTCGTTCCCGGAGGCGCACCCAACGAAGCGCTTGCGTCGAAGGTTTGCGTACCAAGGCCGGGAATGCCGATGAGTCCGCCAAGAGCGTCCAGAGCAGATTGGACAAGTTGGTTGAAGTATTCGCGGGCCGTCATCCTCTCCACGCCCGTGGGCGTGGGCACCAAGCCCTGAGTCGCCAAGGCCATCTGCGCGATGTTTTCGATTGCCTGCCTGCGAGACGCCGGCATCATGTCGGTTGTCGTCGGGAACGCAAGCTGAGGCAACCCCGCGGCTTCGGGCGAACCGAAAAGCTCCACCTGCTGGAAGTACGGTGCGGCAAGCGCCATCATCGCCGGCGTTGAAAGAGGCGTCGCTTGTCCCGTCGGAGCCATAGCGCTGATAAAGCCTCTAAGTAACTCCTGGTACCTGGGATCGTCGGCGAACTGCTGGCCTAGACGCGTCAAAGCCTGCGACTGTGCGGCGATTGCCCTTGCGCTACCGCCCGGGAACTGAGCGAACGGAAAGGAACTTAGGTCTCCAGTCTGAAGCGCTCTCTGGGTGTAGTAGTTGAGCGCTATCTGTTGCGCCGGCCAGGGACCGCTGAGAAGCGGCTGGATGAACGCCTGTTCGAACCGGCTCAAATCCGCAGTCGGCGTTCGCTCCAAAACCTCCAAAGCCAGGTTGGCTAGCTGTTGCGTTGTGCGTACATCGGGAATCCAAGCGCCCCCGGGCATACCAGGGATTTGCGGGAGCTGCCCCGCCAAAATCTGCTGGATCGCCTGAAGGCCCTGCTGTTGTCTTTCGGCAAGCTGTTGGCCGATGGCCTGATACGGATTCGTAACGCCGTTAGCCATGGTGAGACCCCCTTACTGGTACGGGTTGATGAAGCTCGTCCCGCCGCCAACGCGAAGTTGCGGCGGAGTGAAGC